ATGGAGCACTATTATCCATTCTTAAAAAGAAAAGAGCACAGATGTTTAAATCCTGTTTTGCAAGCACAATTGAACTCGGCCTAATAATAAAATAAAATAGTAAAATAGGTACAAGATGAATAACATATTTATTTCAACATGTAAAACCTATATCAATGCGGGAAATTTGAGCGAGCTACAAAAGTATTATGATGAATTTCAACATAATGATTTAGGCTATAATCCAAACTGGGAATATATCTATCACAGGGTCTATCTGCACGCATGTTTGAAAAAACAAAGGGCCATTGTTGATTGGCTAACAAGTCTATTCATAAGTCTGGACCCGGTAAGTCAAATAGCCCTACGACAAATATTTCCTTATGGGCGCCACCTATTATCGAAATAATGCTGCAAATTTGTGATTTATCTTGTCGGGTCTATGGCCACATTGTGTCAGGTGGTGTCTCTTGACCGATTCCATGGCGGTGGCCTTTCGCGGCACTGACCTGGAGGACATTGCCAATTCTCTGGGGCCCCTAATACTTGTCCAGTAATTTTACGAATCCCGTATGAAATTGGGAATTTTGTTGCTTGTTCTTTATCAAACGCTATTTGATGATCGTGTGCCCAAGCCTTTTCCGCATATTCCCAATTAGCTTCCCTACGCATTCTGTCCAATCGAGCAGGTGTAGGGGGAGGGCATGTCTTGCACGACAAACTCGACTGTGCGTATCTCCTGGACGGCCTGCGCGACACAACTGCATCAACACCGAATCCGCTTGATAATAACACTAAAAGAATTAAAATTATCTTTCTTAATGATAAACTGCCAAGAAAACGGCCAGATGAAAATTCTCTACGAGTGGCACTAACTAATTTTTCGGGCGCCTCACTAAGTTGTGGGGCTAAGCTTTCCAGAAAGTCTAAAGATTCTTTTTCAGTAAGAGGAGCGTCAGGAGCCAGGGGTTTCTGACCTGATGCCAGCAATTCCTTATTTAGTTCGTATAACATCCGCGTTTCGCTTTCATGTAGCTGACGTAGTTTAATTTGCGTAAGCTGTCGACGCGATTGATTCGTTAAACGACTCTGTTGTTGTTGTCTATTAGCGCGACGTGTCTGTCTATTTCCTAATAGAGTTCCTTTAGTTCGTGCAGGACCGTCCATCTTATATAACGCAGTTAATTAAATTGCCACAATACCATTTTTATGATTTTCTATTGCTGGTGCAGTCATATTAAAAAGATAGTAACTTAATGAGCCAGTGCCCCTCATATATTGTAAATCGCTATCATAATCATAACCCTTAAATATGTCAGATAGCGTTAGCACATCAAATATATCCTTTTTATAGCAATATTCGGCAACACTATTCAAAATAACAACAACATCCTCAGGTGCAATACATGCGATAAATAAGTAGCCGTTTTTGAACCCGGCGCCTTTTGTCTTATTATATGTGTCTAAGCGATATAAACATACATAACTTTTGATAATTTCGGTTTCATAAAATATGAAATTATGAAACAATTTGTTGCTAAAAATTTGCGCAATTTCAGCTTCTGATTTTATATCACTTATACTGTATGCGGCCTTACTATAGTCCGACACAAATTTAGCAAGCACTGATATATTTCCACAGTCACAGCCATTATAATACCGTAATTCCAAATTAGATAATTTCTTAAAAGTAGCATACTGCCGCTCAAATTGAGGGTAGTATGCTGGAAAGAATCCTGCATCAGTTAGCCGCCTTATACGTAGGGGGCGGTGATACATTTGCTTGGACCCAATCGACGGGCTCTGAATTTTTGTGGAAATTGTATACGTCGCAATACTAATATTAAATCGCTCTACGCATTCTTTAGTCAATACGCTGATAAGGAGTGGCGCCAGATGTAAATTTCGCAGGGGCTTAATTAAACACAGAAAATTAACTTCTAAAATTTCGAAGACCTCGTAATTAATTAGTAATTTTCGCCGCCGCCCAACAATTAAACCGGCTAATTTGTCACTTTTTTCGGGCCGAAATTCTATAATTAGTGCATCTGTCAAGTAGTATGTTAATATATCCATAGTATATAGCAGATACGAATTTCCTGACCCAATATAATTTGCGTTGATAAAATTCAACAATTCGCGTCGCTTATCGCTGGTTAAATTTTCAGATAAATAAACTGTTGGCCGTAAAATGAGTTTTGCCCCACTAATGTCGCCATTAACTTTTGCTAATAAATCGATTGCTGATAAAATTTGGCGGGGCCCGCCGTTTCTTGATACTTCAACAGGATTGCTTGTCCAAAATTTGCTCATTTACCACTAATTAGTTGTAAGCGCTTAAATAGAAACATAAGAAAGTATATGTAACATGTGTGGAATTTGGGCAATTTTTGGTACAAACCTTCCAAGTGCTGCTGATATATCAGCATGTCTACAAAAATTATCACCCCGTGGTCCAGAATATATGGCCACACAAAACTTCGGTTCAGTTATTTTGGGGTTCACACGCCTTGCTATTAACGGTTTATCGCCTCGCGGGCACCAACCCTTAATTTCCAATGGTATTGCTGTTGTATGCAACGGCGAAATTTATAACTACAAGGAGCTGGCACAGCGCTGGAATATTCCTTTACCAGAGGGTTCAAGCGACTGTGAAGTTTTACCCACACTTTTTGCCAATCTTGAGCCGACTGAAGTTTGCCGTGCGCTTGATGGTGTTTTTGCGTTGGTGGTAGTAGATACAGTTAAACAGACAATTACCGTGGCCCGTGACCCATATGGCGTGCGGCCCCTTTTTATTGGTCGTTCCAATGGTTTCCATGCATTTTCATCTGAAATCAAGGCGCTAACACCCATATGCAGCGATATTCAGGCATTTCCCCCAGGCAGCTGGTATCGGTTCACTTTGCCTCAGCCAGGGTCCGTAGACGTAGATGTTAGCGCCTTTGGTTATCATCAGACGCCCTGGCTCAAGAACCCCCTGTGTGAGGATGAAAACACAGCAAAAATAGCCCTTCGTCATGCGTTTGAGCGTGCCGTCAAGAAGCGTCTAATGTCCGAGCGTCCTATGGGAGCTCTACTAAGTGGTGGTCTTGATTCATCGTTGGTTTGCGGTGTTGCGTCCCAGCTTCTCCGTGCTCAAGGCAAGAGCCTAACAACGTTTAGTATCGGTATGCCTGGTTCCACTGATTTGAAATACGCACGCACAGTGGCTGACAAAATTATGTCAAAGCACCACGAAATTACATTGACACCTGAAGATTTCTATAACGCTATTCCAGAGGTTATCAAAGCAGCCGAAACGTATGATATTACTTCTGTTCGTGCATCAGTAGGCAATTGGCTTGTAGGCAAGTATATTAGAGAAAACACCGATATTAAGGTGGTGTTTAATGGCGACGGCTCAGATGAAATTGGTGGGGGCTACTTATATTTTTACAGAGCACCCAGCGACGAAGAGTTTGAGGCGGAATCAGCCCGTCTACTCAAAGATATCTACGCATTTGATGTGTTGCGTAGCGACCGCTCTATGGCAGCCCACGGTTTGGAGGCACGCACCCCGTTTCTTGACAAGCAGCTGGTAGGCGTTTGGCGTTCCATTGCCACAAAATTCCTCCGCCCTACATCCAATCAAAAGGAAAAGTATATTTTACGTGCCGCCTTTAATGATGCTGATATTTTGCCACAAGACGTATTATGGCGTAAGAAGGAGGCCTTTAGCGATGGTGTTAGTGCAACAGAGGAGCCATGGCATGCCAGTATCAATAGATTTGCCCAAGCACAGATTCCCAACTGCACGGAAGAGTTGGCCAACGCCGCTACCAAGTATCCCTTTAACACACCCAAAACACCAGAAGCCCTGCTTTACAGACGTCTGTTTGAGCAGTATTACGGTGAAAAAGTGGTAAATGTTATCCCCTATATGTGGATGCCTAAATGGAGTCCTGAAACTACGGACCCTAGTGCCCGCACATTATCATTATATTAAGTCTTCTAGGAATCAAATTTAAAGCAATTCATCATTCTATAGAGTAATACTATATAGAATGTTAATACGATATTTTTCAGACATTCATCTTGAATTTATAGAAAAATCCAAACTCGAAGAATTCATAAAAAATATAACACCTGGGCCCGAAGAAATATGTGTATGTGCAGGAGATATAGGAAATCCGCTACACCCTAATAAGCACTACGATATGTTTATGAATTATCTGTCAAAGCATTTCAAAAAAGTTTTCGTTATTGCTGGAAATCATGAATATTATCAATCTGCAGCAACTATGGCACAAGTAAACATGCATTTAGAAGAATATTTTAAACAGTATACCAATATTAGTTTCCTTAACAACACCACCGAGGTTTATGAGGATTACATCTTTGTAGGAACAACCTTGTGGTCGCATATTGTAAGGCCTCAATATGCAATTAACGACGTGCGCAAAATTCCAGATTTTGACCATATTCAATATAATGAAGCAAACGCGCAATGTGTGGAATTTTTACAAGACGTTTTACAAAAAAATACCAACTGCATTATTATTACACATCACCTGCCATCTGAAAATTTAATCGACGCAAAATATAAAACTCCTAATTTGGAGCCCTACAATCAATGGTTTTATTGTAATATGGACAGTATTATCAATACGTATAATACACATATAAAATGTTGGATTTACGGGCATACACACACCCCAGCAGCAACAAAAATTGGCACTACCCAGTTTATATGCAATCCTATTGGTTATCCCAATGAAAATAGCAGCCCAGATTTTAACAAAACAATATTATTGTAAAACTACTATTTTTTAGCCTAAATATTTATGGAGGCAACTGCCGCACTTAACTCATCGCTAACGTGTGTCTGAAGAGTTTCTTTAATTTGTGCAATCTGCACACTGCTTAACACACAGTCACTATACGGCCCCCCACGAACATGCTCAATGCCATATTTCTTGAAATATTCGTATAAGACTTGCGTCTCATGATAGGATTCTGCGTTTCTAATAATTTGAACAATCGCAACAGGCTTATGTATGCGCGTCCATTCTGGTCCGAAACCAGCACGCAATTCTACAAACACACGATTGACATCCGTAGTGAAGCCAAGATAATAGTATCCGTCAATGGATTTAAATACAAATAAATCAAGCTCAGTCATTTTACTGATACACAGATACCTATAGTTATATATCAATTTTATATAACTGTAGTAAGGCAATGGTTTCGAAAAATAACAAACCTGCTGCTAATACAAAAGTATTGTTTTTACCGGAAGATTATGCCCGGTCCCATATTATAAAAGTATCTGGGACTACAGGCTCAATCCTTATAATTCCGAAATAGCAATCTGCCATTGGAACACGTTTCTTGAAATACGCGCTTAAATAAATGCGTTAAGATTAAGGGTAAGCGATGTCTTCACCGGCAACATTATTATCAGTCGTGTGTTTTGGCTTACAAGATACACGACTGTTGAGCCCACGTGGTCAACCAGATATAA